CTAGACGAAGCGCGCGTTCCCTCCATCCCCTGATCAGGGGGAGTTTCAGGAACAGGGGAGCTACCCCACTGTGGGAACGGAGGGATTCGAACCCCCGACGCACCGGATTTCACCCGGTAGCTCTTCCAACTGAGCTACGTTCCCTTTGGGGGAATCTCCACGGACCGCGACCGCCCTTCGCTGGTCAACGTAGAGACTCAACCCCTGGCCCCCGAGAAGGGGCCTGAGTGCCCCTCTCAGCTCAGGAGAGACAAGACCTGAGCATCGGGGCCTTCCTCGTTCCCGGACGGCACAGAGAGGCGCGTACGGTCCGAGGGAGACAAGCCGAAGCGGCTACCAAACTTCAACATGAGATCAGCCGCGTCTCTCATGACCTGAGCGGCTGGATTCTTGACCATTCCGCCGTCTCTGCCGGCCACTAGAGGCCCGTATTCCCGCATTGCGGCCCTGGCCTGATCGAAGGTCGCCCAAGCCTCGCAGTAAGCCACCAGATAAGCCCGGTCCACCTTCGTCAGAAGCCCGAGCTTGTCTAGCTCGGGGACCACACGGCCCCACTCGGCCAGGGCTTCGCCCTGAAGATCGGCAGGCGGCCTAGGTGCACCCTTCGTAGGCTCCGGTTCGATACCGGAAACCTTCTTCTTCGAGGGATTGCCCTTCAGCTCGACCAGCCTTGACGGCATCGGCGGGGGACCAGCCATGGCGGTAACCTCTTTCGGTTCGGAATTCCCTTCTCTGGGAAACAGTTCTGATTTCCGTGCGGAGGAATCCGCACGAATACGCGGCCTAGGCGGTTGCACGCTCCGCTATCCGGACTGATCCGGAATCCCACGAACTCAGGCGAACCCCCGCGCACTCCTTCCGAGGGAAGGCGGCGGGTGCGGGGAAGCGTCCCAAAAATCTTTCAGATCCCCCTTCCCCAAAAAATCCTGAGAATCTGAGCCAGTTTCGCTTGACAGTGCTTGATCTGGTGTGTTCTCGGATCGCTGGTCACAGGCCCTTAGTACGGTCCCCCTTTCAGGGTGCCGTCGGTTGCTCTGTGAGTCCTGGTCGAGCCTGAAGGCTCGGGGGTGAATGGTGGGGGGAGTGGGCTAGTACCGATTACCTTTTCGGTAATCATTCTCTCTTCGTGTATTGCATGACCGACATAGGACACGAACGTTATCTAGTGTGTTCGTGCCTCCCGCCTTTAGCGGGATGATGTGATCTCCGGTTAGGTCATTGCCTGTACCGCAGAATAGGCAGTAGGGCTGAAGCCTTATGGCTTCTGCTCTTACTTTCTGCCATTGATAGTCATAGTGTCCACGCGTGCGCGTGTTCTTGCTCTTGTGTCTACGTGGTGCAGTAGTGCAGAGAAGGCACTGTGTGCCTAGGGGATAGAGCTTCTTATGTCGAGAGCACATGCTGTATGGCATGGGTGGGGTGCCCCCCTTCCTGGGGGGTGCCCCCTTCATTAGCTATAGAACTGTTAGAAGCCAGGGCGGGTAAGCCCTGGCTCTAGAAGATTCCTTCTCTATAGGGCACCCGGAAGGGTGCCCTTCTACTACTGCTCTCTCTCGTTCGCAGTAGCTCTATAGCTATCTCTGTCCCCCGATCCCCCCGGCTCTCGCTCGCTCCGCTCACTCAAGCCGACCCCCTTACCCCCTACGGCGCTAGCTGTAGACCTGTTGGCATGACCGAGGCACCACTACGTGGGCCCTGAGCTGGGGGTTCTTGCAACCGCCAGGGGAGCGTACCTAGTATTTGGAACGTCAGCAGGGCGGCCCCGAGAGGGGGCCGGAAAGCCTGTTTAAACCGCCCAGGAAAGAGGCTCCGTGTTCCTTCACCCGAAGACTGTTGCGGCTACGAATCGGTACGTCGAGAACGGTCCCGAGGACCGCTCTCCGTCCTTCAAGCACGACTTTGCCGGCCGCGTGGAAGCCGGGGGCGGAATTCTCCGCTACAGCACCACCAGCCCGGCCCCTAAGCCCGTGAAGAAGAGCCGTGCGGCTTCGGCTATGGCCCGTATTGCTCGGGCCGGAAACTAGTATTGGGAACTCGGGAAGGCATTTCTGTGACTCTGGTCAAGGCTCTTCAGATGATCGGCCCCTTTGAGGGCCTTCCGCACTACGAAACCGCCGTGGCGCAACTTCACGTAGCGGCCACGAAGGGAAAGCGCGAGCTTCACGAAGCCGCCTACCGGATGCGAAACGCCTTCTCGGCCTATCAGTACGCCGTTAGCTACGGAACCCCCGAGTGAACGAGGAACTGGCCGTAATCACGGAATACGGCCTTCTGTTCGCTGGTCTGTTCGCCCTTACCGGTTTTCTGGCCCTGGCCTTCATTGACCTTTGGCAGTCTTGGAAGGAAAAGCTCAGTGACGATCTTCATGGCGACGAACGCCACGGAATCCGGAGAGTGGGAAACGGTCGAGCTAAGCACGCTCGACGCGGAGACGCGGGAGCGCATTCTCAGAGACCTTCATGGAGCCGAGAACGACTGTGAGTGAAGCCGTAGCGACCGCTTCGAGTGAGGAACTGGCCAGGGTCGCGTATAACGCCCTGGCCTTCCTTCCGGCCCGGTCCATGGTGAAGACCGCGCGGCTAGAGCTGTCTCCGGACGGCCTACGGGCCACCGGTACGGACGGGTACGCCATCGGGCAGGATGCTTGCCCCGTGGAGGACTACAGCGGCCCCCAGGGCGGCCTAACGGTCCACGTAGACCGGTCGGTGTTGGCCGACCTCGATAGCGCGGGCAGGAAGGATAAGAAGGGCTTCGGCAGGCTCGAAGTGAAGCCCGGTGACGGCCTGGTGTTCCGCCCCGGCAACAACGACACCCCTACGGCCGGACAGGATCTCTCGGCCACGGCTGAGCCTGTCTGGGACTTCATCGACGACCTGTTTACACGACTTGCCGGCCGTCCGCCGTCCCTCCCCGAGCTGGTCGCGTTCGACGCTGCGCTACTGGCCCGGTTCTCGAAGGTGAAGGCCCCGAAGGTGAAGACGGGGGACGCCAACCTAGAGCGATGCCTAGACATGTGCGTCTTCAACGCGAAAGAGCCAATCCTGATCAAGATAGGCCCCACGTTCCGGGGCGTGATCATGCCGATTGACAGGGACGTTCACAGAGAGAACGTCGAGCAGGACGACGGGGGGTTGTGGTGACCGTTTACACGCCGTGCGAAGAGTACGGCTGTCACTTCGTGGTCGTTGACCCTGAAGCCGTCGAGCTGGTCTATCGCTGCACCGATTGCGGCACCGAATACTAAGCAACAACGAAACCCCCCGCGCCCTTCAGGGCCGGGGGGTTCCTTGCGTTGCGGCCTACCCGGTAGGCCCGTCCCATTCCTCGATCGGGACTATTGCGTGAGTCGAGCGGCTTCGCCGTGCCCTCGGCTTCGGCTGTTCCTCGCCGAGGTCGAAGAACTCGACCAGTGGCCCCTTATGTTCACCGCAAGCCGCCACGGTCCGACTCTGGCCGTTGCGAGTGATCCCGAACTCTTCCGCTTCGTCAGTGCTTCCGCACTTGTCGCACTTGACGATTACTTCCCTAGCCACGGCCCGCCCTTCGCTCGTCCAACGCCACAATCTTACCGGGGTCAACGTCCGCCGTGAGGAACGGCTGTCCCTTCATGATCCGATGGAACTGTTGCCGTTCGAGGTTCAACCCTAGGTAGCGCTCCGTCGTCTGCACACTCGCGTGATTGAGGGCGGCCTGAACGACTCGAAGGGCCGCATCGTGCCCCATGGCGACACAGTCGTCATACAGGATGCGCGCGAACGACCGGCGCACGGTGTGCCACCCGTCGCCCTCTTCAAGCTCGATTTCGGCCCGCTCAGCAATCGGCGCAAGGATGATCCGAGGCTGTTGGATCGGGTTTACGGGATTGTAGAGACCGGCCGGACTCCACCCCCCGCCCTTCGTGAACTTCCGTCCGTGCATAGTCGGGAACAGGTAGTAAGTCGGCTTCAGCTTGCCGACCTGAGCCGAATAGGCGGTAAGCCACTCCCGAAGGGCCTGTTCGAGATCCGAGGCCAGGGGATACACGACTTCCTGTTTCACCTTCGGGAGATACACGTAAAGCTCTCCCTTCGAGAAAGACACGTCCCGATACCTCATACCGAGGGCTTCGGAGATGCGAACGCCCGTGCACGCTACGAAGCAAATCAGGGCGATGTCTCGCGGGTCCTCGGCCGCAGCAATGAGCCGACGAAGTTCCGCCCGAGTCATGCGGTACCGGTTCCGGTTGGTCCTGGTGGACTTCTCGCGGATGCCGTCGAGAAGGATTTCCGGACCGTAGGGGTTCCACTCTCGGCGGTAGCAGAACGACAGGAATTGCTTCATCGAGTTGCGGTAGTTGCCGAGGGTCTGACTCCCTGCCGTGTCCGACAGGCCCCCTTCGCCATACCACCAGTCTTCGAGGTGATGAGCCCGAATCGAGCCCGTGTGGCAGTCCTTCATGACCTTCTCGAAGCGGTTCAGAAGACTGACGTAGCTGTACCGGGTCTGTCGTGACGTGGTGGTGGCGCACCTCTGCCGGATGAAGGTTTCCTTCGCGAAACTAAGTTTTGGCGTAGCGGTACGGGCCATGGTTGGCGGTCCTTCTGTCAAGTCATAGCTTCCCGCGTATCCGCAGATCGGGGGGCCTCGGCTGAGCCCGATACTAGCATTGAACCTATACTTGACTACAACTAAGAAACGGCCTCTGACCTGCGGAAACGTGCGGCTTAACACGTAACGGTAGGCCCCTCACGGGGGGCCGTCAAGGCTGTTCGAACACTGCTAATCGAACGCGTTTACGATTAGTGAACTTTGGAAACTGCGTTTCCTTACTCGCGCGTACAACCATTTGAAGCTATGCGTGTAAACTCGTATTGAACCTGGACGCGGGTAGACCATTGACTAGGTTCCCATTGACACCTTGTCAGGTTTCACCTAGCGTCCATCCGAACGCATGAAACTTGCCACTCGATGAAAGGGCAACCCCCATGCCGGCCCCGCGCCAACTACCTTCGAGCGACGTGCTAAGAGCGCTTCGTCAGAAGGGTAAGACGTACGAGGAGATTGCCGAGATGTACGGCGTTACGAAGGGTGCCGTGTACTGGCAGCTTCGTGACGCTGGTCTCGCGAAGACTCGTCCCGATCACTCGCGGTTCCTCCCCTGGAAGATCAAGGGTGAGCACGCGCACGCTAAGCCCGCAACCATGCTCCGGTTGCACAGTCGCCGAGAACAGGGCGACGCCATCCCGCCCGTGAAGGCCCGGATGGTCGACAAGTGGCTTGCGGAGATAAAGGCCGCCGATGTGGTGGTCTGCTATCGGCGCGACATGCCCCCGAACCCTGCTTCTTCTACGGGTGGCTTCTACTACTCGAAGCGTCGCCCCCAGGATGGTGACAGCCTGATTCGCGTGGAAGAAGAAGGGGAGAGCGCGGACGCTCCCAAGATAGAAGCCCCCTCCGGTTCCCGATAGCCGTTCACTCGGCTTCACCGGGCGAAGTGCCGCAGTGCCGTCCCTTACATGTGAGGGGCGGCCTTCTTGTTTCCCCGAACCTAGTATTTGACTCCGCCAGGGGTGCCGGGCGAGTATGGAGATGTCAGCGAGGGAGCGGGCACGGAGGAACCGGCCAGGAAAGCCGGGGACGTGAACAACACCGAGCGGTCAACACCCCCGGCAATGCGAGGAACCTTTGACGAAACCGTGTGAAGGAAACCCTGAATCCTGGTTCTCGGAAATCGCGTCCGAGATCGAAGAAGCGAAGCAAGCGTGCGGCTTCTGCCCCGTTCGTGAGGAGTGCGCCGAATTGGGCGAAGATGAGGAGTTCGGCGTCTGGGGCGGACAGAGTCCCGAGGATCGACGGGCCGCTAAGCGGTTCCGAGTGATCATGCTCGAAGAGATGAACAACGCTCACATTCGCCGGATGCACCGAGAGGGTGTCTCCATCTCGGCCATGGCCCGTGAGCTGAGCATTCCTCGCAAGACCCTTGCTGACAGGCTCCGTCGACTCACCGACATAGCGGCCTGATACCACAAACGATCTTCACGTATACCCGGAAGGTTCAGTCTGAAACGGTCAAGGGTTGGCAAAACCTGATCGTGGACGTTCTGTGCACTTCATGTGAACGATCAGTTCCGTTAAGATTTCAGTAAGCACATACCTTCAGGTACGTGCTCGACGGTGACCATGCGGCAACGGCAGCACAGGACGTAAGCAATGCTCCTAGAGAATTCCACTGGACTCGACCTCAACAACGCCGGGCGTGACCTTCAGGGCGTTGACATTCTCTGGGACATACCGCACGTACTCACCATAGCTAGGGTGAGATACGCCAACGGGACCAGAATTGAGTTCGCTTACTGCAACACGAACGCCGAGCCCGCAGATGTGGAAATCGGAAGGGGAATGGTTCCCCGCCGATCCATGCCTCTGCGAGGATGGTACAGCGACACTCTCGGATGCGGACACGGTGACGAATACACTACGGCCTATTGGGTCTTCGAGTAATACCCGATTAGTCGCAACCCCCCCATACGCACAACAACCCCACACGCAAACACAGGGACGGTTAGGAAAATAGCCGTCCCTTTCTTCTGCCCCGAACCTAGTATTTGGAAGAGAGACAGACATGAACCCCTTCGAGGACGCCCCCGCTATGAAGTTCGCCGACCTCGACGGCCACCCGGTCACCGTTCGCCCGATCTTCGATGCTGGCATGGGGCGGAACGTGGTCGAGCTGGTCGTGAACGGCACCGCCGTGAAGCTCTCGAACGCCGCTGTACCGAAGTTCGTTGACGGGGTCACCCTTGCGGCCTTCCTGGGCGAGATCGCCAACGTGGCCGAGGGTGTCGAGACTCCGGCCGGAGAGTGAGTGTGACGGAACCCCTGGTTCACCGGTCCGTCTCCCAGTATTCGAGCTTCGTCAGATGCGGCGAAGCGTACCGACTCGAAAAGATCGCTAAGGCCCCCCAGAATCAAGCGGCCTGGTTCATCCAAGGGACGGCCTTTCATGAGGCCATCGAGAAATGGGAACGGTCCTTCAGGGCCTACGGCCCCGACCAGATGACCGAATGGTTCGAAGAAGCGTGGGACCGGGAAATGACTTCGGCCCTGGCTATCGAGCCGGACACTTCCCGATGGCTCACCGGGGGAGTCACGAAGCCTGAGACCGATATCAAGAGGCGCAGAGAGCGCGGACGGGATCAGGTAGAAGCGTACTTCGAGTACGCCATAGAAGCCCCTGAACGCGTGTGGCAACCGGTCGACGGAATGCCCGCTGTAGAGCTTCCATTCACTCTCGACCTCGGCGGAATCACGATCCGCGGCTTCATTGATCAGGTCATGGAATACCCGGACGGACACCTTCGGGTAAGGGACCTGAAGACCGGAACGAAGCTCCCTGACACGGCCTTCCAGCTAGCCATTTACGACCACGCCCTAGATGACCTGTTCGGCGTGAAGCCTGGCTTCGGCGATTACTTCATGGCGAAGAACAACGCCCCTACCGACCCGTGGAACCTTCAGGACTACTCGCGCGAGAAGGTCACGCGATGGTTCCGCAACATGGATAAGGCCGTTCGACTCGGCCTCTTCCTTCCCAACCCTGGCGACGCGTGCCGTACCTGTACGGTCCGGCGATTCTGCGACTTCAACGGCGTTGACGCCCGCCTGTACCCCTACGAAGAGAGTGTGAATGTCTGAGAACACCGAGAAGTTTTCCGTGACCCTGAAGGCGCACGGCGGCCATGACGCTACGTGGATCGTGGTCAAGGCCGATTCCCTCGCCGAGCTGACCGACCATCTCGAAGGCATTCAGTCTTCCGGTGTCTCCGCTCTGATCGGCGGAGCGGTTACCGCTCTTCGGGCCGAAGAGATCCTTGGGGCGCAGCTTGGGGCGCGTCCGGTGACTCACCCCGGACAGTTTGACCAGGGCGGCCAGAACGGCGCTCAGACGGCCACTCAGGGCGTTTCTGCCGGCCAGGCCGCCACCCCGCACGGCACCCCGCCCACCTGCCCGCACGGCACGAAGCGATTCCTCGAAAAGCCGTACCGGAACAAGCCCGGTACGTGGCGCGCGTGGGCGTGCCCGGCCCCCCAGGGAACGCCGGACGCGTGCTCTCTGGAGTTCATTAAGTAGCGCCGAACCTAGTATTTGGCACGGCAGGGGCGCGACTGCCGAGAACAACGCGCACCCCCCCGCCCGTTTAAACCCGTCAAGGGAGATACAGCCATGCGCACGATCAGCGAAGCCACCGCGCAGCGAGACGCGGCCATTGCACAGGTTGACGCGAACGCCGACGACGAATGGAAGCGATACGCCCTCGGCTTCATCGCTGAACTGTCCGCCGATCTGGACGAATTCACGACCGATGACCTTTGGGACGCCGGACTCATCAAGCCGCGCGAACCGCGCGCCCTCGGCCCCGTGATGCGTCGAGCCGCGAAGCGCGGCCTTATCGCCACCACTGGTGAATTCCGAAAGAGCCGTTACCGCAACTGTGCCCCCCTGCCTGTCTGGGCGTCCGTCTAAGAACGCGCGAAGGATCGCCCTTGTACACGATTGTTCGAGCTAAGGGCGACGCCGGAAAAACCGGTGAGCCCCTTCCTGTCCTCTTCAAGACCTTCGCCGCGAATACCGTGCACTTCCGCCGAGGACAGTTCACGATCATCTCTGCGGCCCCCGGTGTCGGTAAATCCGCCCTGAGTATGGCCCTGGCTCTTCACGCCCGTGTGCCGGCCTTCTATTTCAGCGCGGACACCGACCCCCAAACGATGTTTGTTCGGTGTGCTGCGAACGTCTCCGGTTGGGCAACTCGGGATATCGAGAACGCCCTAGAGCATGGCAACACGAAGGCCGTAGAAGCTCAGCTAGACGGCTTCGATCATCTCCGGTGGGACTTCACCGCATCCCTCACGATTGACGACCTAGAAGGCGAGCTGAAGGCTTTCGCGGTCACGTATGGCATGTGGCCCGAACTGATCATCGTGGACAACCTGTCCAATGTGGTCCCGGACGCCGAGGGCGACAGTAGCTCTTACGTCGCCCTGGAAAAGGTCTGTGAGTACCTTCATGAGCTTGCCCGTATGACGGGTGCGTGCGTGGTCGCTCTGCACCACGTAAAGGGCGACAGCAACGACGGTAACCAGCCCGTTCCCCTGTCTCAGATCAAGGGGCAGATAGGCCGCGTGCCGGAAATGATTCTGACCCTTCACCGGATCGGCGAAGACGGCTCTCGACAGATGGGCGTTTCCGTCGTGAAGAACCGTACCGGGAAGGCGGACGCGTCCGGCGCGATGATCCTTTATCTAGATGCCGACATGGAGCGAATGAGGCTCACCGGGTGATCGAGATAGACGTGATCGGCACCCCTGCACCCCAGGGAAGTAAGAGGCATGTTGGCGGGGGCCGAATGGTGGAGTCCTCGAAGAAGGTCAAGCCGTGGCGAAGCGCCGTGGCGGCCGAGACTGAGAAGCACACCTTCGGCCCCTGGCCGTTCGTCGGTGTGGCCGTGTGGTTCCGTCTGAAGCGTCCGAAGGGGCATTACCGTACGGGCCGCTTCGCGCACCTTCTGAGGGACCAGGCCCCCGCGTATCCGGACCGGTATCCCGACCTCGACAAGCTCTGTCGCTCGACGCTCGACGCGTTGCGTATGGGTGGCGCGTATCGCGATGACGCCCAAGTGGTGAAGCTCTATGCCCATAAGGTCTACGCCGACCAGGGCGAGGAACCGGGAGCGCTAATCCGGGTCTTCCCCGTTCTTTGATTCCGCCACCCCATCGAACCTAGTATTTGGAACGTAAGGGAGGGCGGATGGAGAAGCCCCCGATAGCGGAAGTTCTAGAGCACTACGGAGCCACTGACGTTCCGCAAGGTAGCCGCTTCCGAAAGATGAAGTGCCCATTCCATGAAGACCGAAACGCTTCGGCTTCCGTGTGCACTGAAGAAAACCGATTCCGTTGCTTCGCTTGCGATATCTCGGGCGACAGCTTCGACGTAATCGCCGATCAGGAAGGATGCCGCGATTTCTCTTGTACCCGATCCTGCGCTGAAAAACTTCTTGGAGGAAGCTACGGCGCGATACGAGGGGGACCTAACGAGAAGCCCCGCCGCCGTGGCGTATTTGAAGAGTCGGGGCCTGTCCGAGGACAGCGCAGCATCCTTCAGGCTGGGCTACGTCGAAAGCCCCTTGCCGGGGCATGAAACAGCGCGAGGAATGCTCTCGGTCCCGTACCTCACTAGGGCCGGGGTCGTTACCGTGCGATTCCGGCGACTCGGGGACGGGGACGGACCGAAGTACCGCAGCGTTCCCGGTGACCCCCCGCGTATCTACAACGCGAATGCGCTTCTCGTCCCCTCGGACCATATCGCCATCTGTGAAGGCGAGTTCGACGCGATAGCCGCGAACGAAGCCGGAATACCGGCAATCGGTATCGCTGGTGTGAGCGCATGGAAGCCCTACTTCGCCCGGTGCTTCAAGGGCTATAAGGCCGTTTACATTCTCGCCGACCAGGACGACAAGGGACAGGGAATGGAGTTCGCCGAAAAGGTCGCCGAGCAGATCAAGAGCGCTCGAATCAGCCCCATGCCGGCCGGACACGACGTGAATTCGTTCGTCCTAGAGAACGGCACTGACGCCCTTCTCGACCGATTGGAGATCAAGCGATGACCAGTGACGAACTGGCCGACGAAGTAAGCCACTTCATCCGTGCTTGCCGTTCCCGAATCCTCGGGATCGGGGCCGAGCAGTACGAAGAGCAGGACGGGCAGAAGTTCGAGAAGATGCCCTTCACTGAGCTGATTCAGTACGCCAGGGAAGAGGCTCAAGACCTGGCCGTGTATGCGGCCATGCTCGATATCCGACTGAAGCGGCTCGAAGCCGCTTTCACTGAGCGCGGAAACTAGTATTGGGAAAGCCTCGGCTGCTTGACCTTTACTGCTGTGCCGGTGGCGCAGGTGCGGGATACGCACAAGCGGGGTTCGAAGTGGTCGGGGTGGATATCAACCCCCAACGCCACTACCCCTACGAATTCATACAGGGTGACGCCCTCGAAGTGCTGGCCGAGATAGGCCACGAATTCGACGCCGTACACGCGTCCCCTCCCTGCCAGGGCTATTCCTGGGCGCAGCGAATACGGGACAACGAACACCCCCTATCGGTCGATGACGTCCGGTCCGCCCTGGTGGCGAATGGAAAGCCGTACATCATCGAGAACGTCAAGGGTGCCCCCCTGAAAGACCCGGTCATGTTGTGCGGAGCGATGTTCGGGCTTCGCACCTACCGACACCGAATCTTCGAAGGGTCCATACCGCTTACCGCCCCGGATCACCCGGAACACGTCGCCCCTCAGAACAAGATGGGGCGCGTTTGTCAGCCTCACGAATTCATGCACATCGTTGGGAACTTCATCGGTGCCGAGCTAGCTCGGGAAATCATGGAATGCCCGTGGATGAGTCGCCGCGAATTGCGTGAAGCGATACCGCCCGCATACACGCGCCACATTGGCGCGCAGTTGCTCACTCACGTACTGGAAGAGAAGCCTTGAAGCGAATCGTCGTCCTGTCGGACATGCAAATTCCGTATCACGACAAGCGGGCCGTTCGGAACGTCCTCAACTTCATTGCCGAGTATCGGCCGGACGAGATCGCTAGCGTCGGTGATGAAGTCGACTTCCCCCAGATCAGCCGATGGACTAGGGGAACCGCGGGTGAATATAAGGGGGATCTTCAGGCCCATTGCGACGCGGGAAAGAGGGTTCTTGCCGGCCTGCGGGCCGTGCACGATGGGCCCATTCACGTAAGCCGCTCTAACCACATGGACCGGCCCCTTACGTACGTCCGTACGCGTGCCCCTGGCCTTATGGGATTGAAGGCCCTCGAAGTGCCGAGCTTGCTCGACTTCGAGAAGTACGGCGTGACCTATCACGAAGAGCCTTACGAGATTGCCACCGGTTGGCTTCTCGCCCATGGCGACGAAGGGGGTAGCTCTCGAATGCCGGGCGGTACCGCCCTGGCCCTGGCCCGTAAGTGGGGTTACTCGGTCGTGTGCGGCCACACTCACAAGCTCGGAATCCAGCACGAACACATGGCCGTGAATTCGAAGCTGGTCAAGGAACGCTTCGGCTTCGAGGTCGGAAACCTTATGGAGCTGAAGAGTGCCCATTACCTGAAGGCCGGTCATGCGAACTGGAATCAGGGCTTCGGCATTCTCTACGTCGACAAGAACCGGGTAACCCCTGCCCCGGTATTCATCAAGCCGAACGGAACCTTCGTGGTCGAAGGCCGTACATACGGCGTCAAGGCCGCCTAGGAGACACGCAAATGATGCACTGGACCCGATACACCAAAATTGCCGAGAGCGTCGCTCAGAGGGTCGCCGAGGAGTACCCCGGCATTGACGCCGAGGACATTCGACAGGAGATCCTTCTTCACGTCATCGAGAAGAAGACGACGTATGAGAGCACCGATTACCCGGATGGACAGCTTCGGAAGAACTTCCGGAACGTGGCTGTCAGCTATGCGGGCCGAGAGCGATACGCGTTCATCTATCACTCGGCCGAGTACGTTTACACGTCCTCGGAAGTGCGACAGCTCTTCGAGCGTGCTTTCTTTCAGCCTGAGATGTGGGAGACGGCCCCCACGATGGACGACGGTGTCTCGGTCGCTTCGGGTGGCGTAGTGGTCGCCCTTTGGGATCTCGACCGCGCATATAGCGCGCTCTCTGTCCTCGACGCTGCGGTTATCGCGAAGCGGTACGAGCAGGGCGACGCTCTTTCCTCGGCCGAAACGATGCGGCTTTCTCGCGCTATCGACAAGATCACGCGGAGCCTGAATAACGGTGTCGTGAAGCGACAGAACGAAGCGAAGAGCTACAGCGGCCCCGGCCTTCGGCGAATCGGTGCCACGGCGTGAGCCGACTCCGCCAATTTCAAGTGATCGGGTGGGACAACGGGGGTTGCGAGCTTGAGTGCGTCGAATGTGGCTCGACTGTCGCTCAGGGCGGTTGCTCCTGTTGTCCCGACCGTGAAGTAACCCTTTTCGATCTCGTACAGGCGACGAGAGATCACGCCTGCCCTGGTCGAGCATCTGAAGACGATTAAGGAACGAACCTCTTTTGATTTCCCATACCCCGAACTTTGGCCCGACCGGCGAGACTGTGTATGAGCGCACCTATCAGCGTGTGAAGCCGAATGGCGACCGGGAAACCTGGCTCGACACGGTAACCCGTGTGGTCGACGGCAACCTGTCTTTGGTGCCCGAGAAGCATCGGAAGCCCGGTGAGCGTGAACGGCTTATCGAGCTGATGTATGACTTCAAGGTTTTGCCGGCCGGTCGCCACCTTTGGGCGTCCGGCGTTCCGGGCCGTCAGTACCTCTTCAACTGTCACGTATCCGGTTGGGGTGAGAAGCTGTCGGATCACTTCGAATTCACCTTCATGCGGCTGATGGAAGGTGGCGGAGTAGGGGCCAACTATTCGAGCCGATTCCTGAAGCCCTACGGGGCCCCTCTGCGGCCCCTGAGCGTGCATGTGGTGTGTGACCCCGACCATCCCGATTACGCGGCTATGAAGGCCGCTGGTGTGCTCTCTGACGACTACTCCCACGAATGGGGCGGAGCCTTCGCGGTCGAAGACTCGCGCGAGGGTTGGGCCGTCGCCCTGGTCGACCTTCTCGACACCTATTACCGCCAGGACGTGAAGCACGCTGACCGCGTGTACGACGTGAGCCGCGTACGGGGAGCTGGTGAGCCGTTGCGGACGTTCGGCGGTACCGCCTCGGGTCCTCGGCCCCTGGCCCGGATGATGCTCGACATTGCGGCCACGATGAACGGGGCCGTAGGGAGTGAGCATCTTTCACCCCTCGGCGCGATGGAGATTGACCACGCCATCGCCGAATGCGTGGTGAGTGGCGGAAACCGCCGTTCGGCCCGTATGGCTATGGTCGAGTGGGACGACCCCCAGGTATTCGAGTTCATTCGCTGCAAGACCGATACCGGTAAGCACTGGACCACGAATATCAGTGTCGTGATTGACGACCGTTTCATTACGGCGCTGAACAACTTCAAGGGTTGGGACCAGCATTCGACGTATGCCCCTGAAGCTCACGCGGCCCGCGTCCACGCGGCCACGGTCGCCGGAATGCTCGACAATGGCGAGCCCGGTTACTGGAATATCAGCCTGTCGAACGTGGGGGAGCCTAACGAGGTAATCGCCACTAACCCGTGCGGTGAAATCGCCCTCGAACCCTGGGAAAACTGCAATCTCGGTCACGTCAACCTCGACGCGTTCGCGCCGAAGAAGTCGACCGAGGAACCCGACCTTGAAGGAATCCTAGAGGCTCACCGCCTCATGACCCGTTTCCTGATTCGCGCCACCTATGGTGACGTGAACGATCCGAAACAGCGTGAGACCCTGGCGAGGAATCGCCGAATCGGTGTCGGTCACTTCGGCGTTCAGGGCTATCTAGCGAAGCAAGGTATCCGGTACTCGAAGGCCCCGAGCTTCTTCAGGTTCCCCTTCGAGCTTCGCATTATGGCGAACGAGGTAAAGGCCGCTGCGGTCGAGTTCTGCCATGACCTGAGAATCCCGGTGCCGGTCAAGCTGACGACGGTTGCCCCCACGGGCACCATTGCGAAGATGCCCGGAGTCACTGAGGGAATCCACCCGATCTACGCTCGACACTTCATCCGGCGCGTTCGGTTCTCTCTGGTGGACGCCGTACAGGCGGAGCGTGTAAACGCGTTCTTCGCTCAGGGGCACAACGTCGAAGAGGACGTGTACGACAAGAGCGGGAATACCGTTGTGGTCGAGTTCCCGACGAAGGAAAAGCTGGTTGAAGAGGTCGAAGCCCTCGGTTTGCCGGCCAGTCTTGTTGAGTCCGCCGACGAAATCAGCTTCGCTGACATGCTGGCCTTTCAGGCTATGTATCAGGAGAACTACGCGGATAACGCCGTGAGCTTCACCGTGAACGTTCTTCCCGGACAGCTCGACCAGGACCAGGCCGAGGAGACGCTACGGCGCTTCCTGCCTGTCCTGAAGGGGACCACCGTGTTTCCCGATCTGACCAGGCCGCAAAGCCCGTACGAGCGGATTACGGCCGAGGAGTACGAAGAGGCCGCCGCGAAGAGCGTTGACGCGTCCTACGACGAAGCGTGTGCTTCGGGCGCGTGCCCGGTGAAGTAGCGGCACGAACCTAGTATTTGAAACCGCCACCCTAGGCGGTCGATACTGGTAACAGAACGGCAGAGGGGGACCGGTGAACCGGCCCGGCCCCCTCTGTCTCTCAATCCCGGAAGGAACCCCCTTGAAGGTCACTGTCGTTGCCTCGACGGCTATTTCTGATGATCACGACGAATGGGATTCCCCTGTGTTTCCCGTCGAGACTTCGCCCGAATTCAACGTTCTCGCCGACGATCCGTCTATGCCGGTGACGGACGCTGACACCCTGGCCGAGTTCGCCGGTCGAGCCTGTTACAAGAGCTGGTCGAAGCCGAATCCGGCGACCGCCGCGAACAGTGACTATCTGCGGAACATCATCCGACAGGGGCATTTCTCGGTCCTCGAACATTCCTCGGTCAGTTTCTACGTGGAAGATGTTTCCCGCGCGCTTCTCTTGGAGCTGGAGCGGCACCGGTTCCTGTCCTTCTCGGTCGAATCTCAGAGGTACGTCGACACTGAGAAGAGCCACCCCGAACCCGTCCTTCCCCCCGCTATCGCGCCGGATTCCTCGGCCGCTGGTCTAGTGCGCGACTCGTACGCGTTCGCCCTGAACGATTACGGGGTGTTGGTTCGGCATCTGGCCGACCAGGGGCACAGTCGAAAGGAAGCGCGCGAAGCCGCGCGGGCCGTCCTCCCGAATGCCACCCCCGTTGACTTCCTGGTTACCGGCAATCTTCGGGCCTGGCGTGACGTTCTCGGTAAGCGATTCCACGAAGCCGCAGATGCCGAGATTCGAGAGTTCGCGGGCTTGATCCTCGCCCACCTTCGGATCATCGCTCCCCATTCCGTGCAGGACGTTCCCGAGTTCCCTTACTCCTACTGAAAGAGGCCCCTTGAATAAGACTCTGAAGCGCGTTGCTGTCGCCGTGGCTGCAATGCTTCTCGCCGCTATCGGTGTCGTCTCCTGTCACGCCGAGAGCGCGTGTGCGGCCACCATGCCCCGTCCGGCCCCGGCCCCGGCCCCGCGTGCCCCGTCCTTCTCGAAGCCGTCTGCCCCTCGGCCCTCGGCCCCTCGGCCGTACCGTCCGGCCACCCCTTCGCACGGCGGTACGTCGTACGTGCCCGTTCCGGTCTACGTGGACGACGACGGTTGCTGAAGATCCTTGTAACCGGTTCACGCGACTGGACCGACGCCCGGAGCATCGAGCTTGAGATGTTCCGGGCTTTGTACGAGACGAAGACGACGTTCAGCGAAGCCGTTCTGATTCACGGCGCGTGCCCCACCGGGGCCGACGCTCTCGCGGACGCGTACGCCAGGGCGACCGGAATGCACATCATCCGGCGTCCGGCCGATTGGGAGCGCTACGGGAAGCGTGCGGGCTTCGTGCGTAACGCCGAGCTGGTCGACCTCGGCCCTGATGTGTGCCTGGCCTTCATCCGCTCGAAGAGCCGTGGCGCGTCCATGACCGCCAACCTTGCCGAGAAGGCAGGGATCGAGGTTCGGCGGTACCTGGCATGACCGATCCGCGGCCCTCTTGGGACGACTACTTTCTAGGGATCGCTCAGGCCGTTGCCGGCCGCGCAGACTGCACAAGAGCCCTTGTGGGGGCGGTAGTTGTGGGCACGGCGGGGCAGGTTGCCGGCCTACCGGTCATCCTCGCCACGGGCTACAACGGCGCCCCTCCGGGGGTGCCCGGTTGCCTCTCTGCGGGGGCGTGCCCCCGAGGCCGTCTGAGCGTGGACGAGTGCCCCCGAGACTCCGATTACTCGAACTGCATTGCCGACCATGCGGAGCGCAACGCGATCAGGTGGACGCCCGTAGGGCGCAGAGCGGGGGCAACCCTGTACGTGACGCGCGCACCCTGCCCGAGCTGTCGCACGCTGGTCAGCGCAAGCGGCCTGAAGCGTGTTGTGTGGCCCGGTGGTGAATGGCAACCGCCAGGGTTCGACTGATAGTCTCGAAGACGTTCCTTCCCCTTCTTTCTCGCTGACACGGTTGGAAGGTTGGAACAGCGGCCCCCGCTTCGGCGGGGGCCGTTTTGCGTTGCCCTGAAGCTAGGTTTGATCCTGGCCCGTTTAAACGTTGACACAGGTTCCCAATGCTAGTAACGTTCTTCCTGTCAGCGAGAACGGCGGCCGGAAATGCCGGCCACCGCAGGAAGGGGAACATCATGCGAGAGATCACCCGCGAAGAGTGGCTTCACCTGGCCATCGAGGCTCTTCGGCCCCAGTTCGAGAAGATTGACTTCCCGCTCCCCGAGAAGATTCACGTCTCTGTCGGCTTCGGCTACGGCGCGAAGCGCGAGAGTGCAAAGATCCTCGGTCAGTGCTGGTCGAGCCTGGCGAGTGAGGACGGAGTGAACCACCTGTTCATCTCTCCCGAGCTGAAGGACGAAGCGCGCGTTCTCGACGTGCTGATTCACGAACTGGTCCACGCTGCGGACGACTGCAAGAGCGGCCACAAGGGGGCCTTCGCGAAGGCCGCTAAGGCTCTCGGCCTTACGGGCAAGATGACTGCCACCGTGGCCACCCCGGAACTGACCGAGACCCTTCGGGAGCTTGCTAAGGCTCTCGGCCCGTACGCTCACGCCACCCTTTACCCCATGGGCAAGCCGATTCAGCCGAAGACGGAGCCTAAGCCCGAGGGCCCCGAGGAAACCCCCGAGGAAGAGACCCCGGTTCACTCTGGCCCGAAGAAGCAGGGAACCCGCATGATCAAGGTTGCTTGCTCTTCCGAGTGCGAGTGCGGCGGGTACACGGTCCGCACTACTCAGAAGTGGATCGAAGTTGGAATGCCTGTCTGCCCCTTCGGAACCGTGATGGAGATAGCGGCCTAACACCCGGTCAAGCGGCCCCCTTCGGGGGGCCGTTCGGCGTTTCCGGGCCTGATCGTTCCTAGTATTTGACAAGTCCCGTTTAAACGCTGTAGCTTCTTCCTTGTCAGCGAGACAGCAACCCAACAAGGGGAAGAAACAATGCAGACCATGAAGCTCTCTGAGACTGTGAACGTGGCCGACGAGAAGGGGGCGTTCCTCTTCGGCGGTAAGGCCGCTGGTCGGAAGAACCCGAAGAAGGAACTGGTTACCGTCCGGGCCGAGTTCCTGGCCCGTGGAATCGTGAAGCTGATCGCCGAGGACGGCACCGAGGTTCTTCACTCCCGTACCGGTGTCGTCGTCTTCGCCGGTCCGGTGAACGGCCAGGCCGAAGAGCCGATTCCCGCCACCCCCGAGGACGCGGTGAACTACCGCAACGCGAAGGCCCGTGGCGCGAAGATTGAAAAGATCGAGTCGGTACCGGGCGGGATCGCCGCTAAGAAGGGCGTGAAGGCCCCCAGGAAGCCCGCGCAGAAGGCCGAGGCCCCGAAGGTCGAAGAGCCCGCGAAGATCCCCGGTAAGGCCCCCGCGAACTTCGTAGACCTGGCCCGTTCGGCGAACACCGAAGCGGCTAAGCGCTACTGGGCGCGTCGGGTGGCGCAGTACGAAGGCTGATCGAGTCGGCCCCCTTCGGGGGGCCTTCTCTTTGCCTCGAAGCTAGTATTTGGAATCTGCGTTTAAACGTGCTAGCTTTCTCTTGTCAGCGAGACACCGGGAAACGCCCGGTGCGAAGCGAAGGGGAAGAACAATGAACCGCACCTTCCAGATCACCGTTACGAACCGCTCGACGGGTTCCCTGGAGACCCTTCGGACCGTCAAGGGTGCGTCCGCAATGGAAGACGAAGTCACTCGCCTTCACCGCGAGTACCCGTCCCACATCTTTGACTGTGATGTGACGTTCGCCTGATCGGCGACAGGGAGCCCCCCGCTTCGGCGGGGGGTTTCTTGTTTCTCGACTCGGACCGTTTACACGCTTGCGCAGCGTGCCAAATACTAGTATCGTTTCTCTTGTCAGCGAGAAGGGCCGAACGGCCCGAGAAGGGAAACCCAATGCACTTCTTTGACCCGAACTGGAAGCTCGTTTGCGTCTGGCACGACGAGTGCGACGAGAACCCGAACCACGCTCACCGCTTCGAGTGGGAGCACATCGGAACCGAGAAGTAGACAGGAAGGCCCCCGGAAGGGGGCCTTCTTCGTTTCCCCCGAAGCTAAGACTTGAAATGCCATCAGGTTAAGTGCTAGATTCCCAATGTCAGCGAAACGGCCCGAAGGGCCGGAAGGGGAATCCGATGCAAAAGACTGATCGAGCCGCCGCTAGCGTCGTGGCGGGTATCGCTGCGGGGGCGTTCACGCTCTCGTACGAAGCTCTCCGGAACGTCTACCTCGGGAGTGCCGGAAACCACGATCTGAGCGCGATATACCCGCTGATCGTGGAAGGCTTCGTCACCGTGGCGGTTTGGGTGGCGTTCAGGCTCCGTGACTACGGCTGGAAGGCCACGGCCTACCCGTGGATTCTCGCCGGAATGTTCTTCGCTTACTCGCTCTGGTCGAACAGCCTCCCCGAGACTGTTCCGGCCCCGGTCATTCGGGGCGTGCCTTCTCTGGCCGTCCCCCTGGCCGTCCACCTGTTCACTCACATGGTGAAGAAGCGGGTACCGGTCGCGGTCGAGCTGGTCGAGCTGGTCGCCGACGACCAGGACGACGAAGAGCCCGTGTCGGATGACCCGTGGGACGAGTGGGAGGTTCCCGCGAAGCCGCAGGAAGCCACTCAGGCCCCGATGTTCGAGGCCCCGGCCCCTCGGCCCGCCGTGACCGCCGCGCACGCTCAGACGGACAATGACGGCCACCTGATCCGGTCTTGGGCCCGACGGAACGGAATCGAAGTGAAGGACACCGGGCGAATCCCTGAGCGGGTACTGAAGGCGTACGCGCACGCGCACGGCGGAACTCTGGTGGGGGCGTGAGCAAACTCGGATGGTGCATGACGGGGCATCACGGAACGTGCCCCGTCCGCACGCTAAGCGGGATCACTTGTGGCTGTAGTTGCCACGCTGGTAAGAAGTCCACGAACGTAATCGAATTCCCGAAGGAAAGAACGCAGATGGCGCAGAGGGTTGAAGTAAAGCTGATTGACGACCTCGACCAGTCGGAGGCGACTCAGACTGTCCTCTTCGGCCTCGATGGGAAGTCGTATGAGATCGACCTGAACGACGACCACACGGCCGAACTCCGCGAAGCCCTGGCCCCGTTCATCGGCGTTGCCCGTCCGGTCTCTCGGGGCCGCATGACCCCGGTTCGCCGGATCGGCTCGACCGGCCCGGCCCGTGACCTGAACGCCGTTCGTACGTGGGCCCGTGACAACGGATGGCCCGAACTCGGCAACCGTGGACGTGTGCCGGACGAGATCCTGAAGGCGTACGACGCTGCGGCGTAGCTCGACCAGCTCGACCAGGCCCCCGCCCTATGGTGGGGGCCTTCGTCGTTCCCAGAAGGGGGCACCATGCCAGGAATCACGCTCGTTCAGGTCGAAGGCTCCGACGAGTCTCACGCGGTCGATTGGGAAGCCGACCAGACAGGGAAGCGCACGGCGTGCGGTGAAGCCGCATCCTTCCCCCTCGGGGGTTCGGCTGAGCCGACATGCCCCGGATGCCTCGGGAAGCTGTCTGAGCGGCCCTGAGACGGCCTGGCCCCGATCTGCCGGCCGTCCGGTCCGGCGCGATGCTGCGGCCTCCTGAGAGCCTTCTAGGCCCCTTCTCGGGCTTTGCCGGCCCCGCGGCCCCTCATCCTTGCTGGTGGGGGGCCTTCTCATGTCCGGTACCTAGGATTGGGAAGCTGTGTAAACGTGTGGCGTGCGTCATGCCAAGTCTAGGTTGCATGTCTAGGATCAATACTAGTAACGTCCGTGGCTCACGGCTTGATCACTTCGAGTCGTGGCCGCGTAGGACGGCCCCACGGATGGCACCGGGGGGAAACGACATGCCAAGGGAGAGCGGGCCCAGGAAGCCGCCCCACGGCCCCCGGATGACGACCGGGGGAGTCTGGACCAGTCGGGAGTAAGAGAACGGCTCTCCCTCAACAAAAGCTGACTCCGGATTCAGCCACCGGACGGTAGAGAAGCCCTTCGGGGAACGGCATACCGAGTGACGAACGAACCGGGTGAAGGCAGGCCCGGACCGGTGCCCCCGCAGAGGGGGCGGGAATGCGGCCCCTAGCTTCGATCACACTTCCCGGCCCTGCGGTGAGGCTAATTCCCTTAACCGGTCCTGTAAGCGACATACCGTGACAGGCGTACCGAGCGTGCGACTGAACAGGATTCCCTCTTGAAGTGAGTAACCTCCATACGTGGGGGGCCTATTGCTTGCTTCAAGGGGGGGTCCAATCCGCTCCACCCGCTCTAGGCACCCGAGGCATGGAGAAAACGGAAAGACAACAGACAACAGCAACAACCAACCGACCTAGCCGCTTGACGCGGGATTCCAAATACTAGTAACGTCTCTCCTGTCAGCGAGGAACACGACAGGGAGGGAAAAACGGTGGCGAAGGTTAAGAGGACCCCGGAAGGTCTGGCCGAGGCAATCAAGGCCGCAGGGTACAAGGTGGAGCGCCGGAATCACGGTTGGCTTTGCTTCCCGGACGATCTGACGAAGCCCGCCGAATGGATCTCCCGGAACACCGGGGGCCGTGGCCAGAGAAATAATGAGGCCGTGGCGAAGCGGTTCGGGATTCTGTAGCCTCACCGGGGGGCCGGGCGACCGGCCCCCCTCACCGTGTCAGCGAGAAAGAAGGTTTAAACCATGCGCGAATATCAGGCCGTTGTCCGAGTGCGTCACCCCCGGTTCGATCTGGCCGTGAACGCCGACCAGCTCGACCGCGTAACGGGTGCCCTGGTCGAGTACGGGGCCACCGCGCAACTCTGGCCGGACGTGAGCGAATGGACGATGACCGTTCGAGTCCCCACGCTGTATGACGTAGCTCACTCTGCCGGCCACGCGGTCCGAGTCGCGTACGCGGACGCGGGCATTGATGCCGCCGTGGTGCGCGTGGACGCGTGGAACGTGGGGGAGTGGGAGCAAGCTAAGGGACTCAGCGAGTAGGCCGAGGGCCGGGTGACCGGCCCTTTTGCTTGCCGCGAACCTAGTATTTGACACGCTCGTTTAAACGGCCTAGAGTCTTCCTTGTCAGCGAGAAACGGCCCCCACACCGGGGCCGGACGAAGGGAAGACGAATGAGCGTCACGCTTCGCAAGGGTGTTCACCGGTGGCTCTACTTCGTGGAAGAGAGCGTCACCTTCTGCCGGAACTGTGGGACCGTCCTCGACGCCGGACAGTCCCCCTTCTCGGAGCACTGCACTAGCGTCCACGACCGGGACTGTGTGTGTGACCGGTGCCGGGCGGTTGTGAACGGCTAGCAGGAAACCAGGGCGGCCCCTTCGGGGGCCGTTTCTGTTTCCGCGAAGCTAGTATTTGACATGGGCCGTGTAAACGCTCTAGAGTTCCTTCTGTCAGCGAGAGACGGCCCCGAGGGGCCGAGAGAAGGGCAAGAGAATGCAGAACGTCACGAACGGCCCGACCCCCGAATTCATCTGCTGGACCTGCATGGATTACGGAAGGCTGGAAGTCTCCCACCCGAGCACGGATGCCTTCCTGTTCTCGGTGAAGTGCGATTACTGCCCGACGCTCTCGAAGGGCGTATACGCGAAGCCGCTTGACTGGCGTAACCCGATCTGGAAGAAGACCCCCGAGGAACTGGCCCGAGAAGCCGACTGCCCGTTCTAACCCTCACGGCCCCCGCTTCGGCGGGGGCCTTCTTCGTTGCCGAACCTAGTATTTGACACACCCCGTTTAAACGCGTAGTGTTTCACCTGTCAGCGAGAGAGCGGGCCGAACGGCCCGGATGAAAACTCAAAAGGGGAAACGCGATGTTCATTGCGACGAACGTGAACGCCACCGCCGAGAAGACCGTCTTCCTGTGCCTGGCCTACGCTGAGCGCGACCGGGGGAGCCTGTTCGACCTGGCCGCTTACGAGGACGACATAGCGGCCTGTGCGGCGGCCTTCCGTCGCGAAGCCGCTAAGGGCGATGACGCGGACGTGGTCACCGGCTCTTACCTGCTGAGCGAGCTTCGCGACATGCGCGAAGATGCCGACCTGATCAAGTGGGCGCAGCGTCACGGACGCTGCGGTTACAGCGTCAACGCTCACGGATGCGTCATGTACGGCTGTAAGCACTGACAGAACGGCCCCCGCCTCGGCGGGGGCCTTCTCTGTTTCCGCGAAGCTAGTATTTGACACCAGCGTTTAAACACCCTAGAGTTTGTCTTGTCAGCGAGAACAACTCCAAAGGGGAACGACCGATGAAGGTCTTTCGAGTCGGCGGAACTACCGACCAGATCACGGAATGCGAACTGTGCGGGAAGCCCGAGCTGAAGGGCACGGTTCAGATGATCGAGCTTGACGCGGACGGTAACGCCGTCGCCGATCACTACTACGGGTCCACTTGCGCGGCTAAGGCCACCGGATGGACTCAGAAGAAAGTGAAGGACGAAGTAAAGCGGGTAACCGCTAAGAAGGTCGCCGACGAAGAGAAGCGGCTCTTCACTCTCTGGAAGATAGAGAACTTCGCCACCGAAGACACCATGGCGATAAGCAAGATGAACGGACTTCGGTACACGGAACTGATGACGCTCTTCAGGCAGGAACTTCGCCGCTGTCTCCCGTAACACAAAGAAGGGGCCCCCTCGGGGGCCCCTTCTGCGTTTCAGGCGTAACCCTGAATGACTCTGTCTCGCCATGGATCTTTGAACGTGTGTCGCCACATCACATTAGGAAGAAGCATCTTCACCCGCGCGACCTTCCCAGGAATGGCCCGGTCGTAGTCGGTCGAGTAGTCAAGCTCTCCGCAATGTTCGGCGGCCAGGGCCGAGACGAGAGCTAAGCCACGGCCCGACTCTTCGAGCCAGGGCGACACCGACCGTCGAGCCTTCGCAAGCTCCCTGAAGGGCTCATACGGGTTCTTGTCGTGCACGGTGAGCACAAGCCACCGGTTCGGGTGCCAGAGGGTGAACGAGCCCGCAGGAAGGGCGTTCCCGCCGTACCGGCAAGCGTTCGTCACCAGCTCGGACACCATCACTTCGACGTTCTCGACCAGGCCGTCAATCCACGTCAGTTGGAAGGCTTCCAACATCTCTCGCGCGGCTTCGCGGCATAGGGCGGGGGCCTGCTGGTCGGCAAGCCTGAAGCCGACCGACCCCCAACGTTCTTCCTTCAGGCGACCTTCGATCACGGCCGTTCTCGATTCCTCGCTGACACGTTGAGTCACACAAACACCGTAGCGTCAAGGCCGCTCGCCGGGGTAGAGCCGAACCAACAAGCCGCCCTTGACTGTTGACCATTCGCGCCCCCGTTCGACCTCGAAGCGTCCGTCAGTCACCAGCTCGGCGCGCAACGGCGCAAGCACGTTCACCAGGACCAGGGCCAGGGCGTCAGTGTCGAGCTGGTCATACGCGGCCCGCACGGCTTCGGCCAGGACCCGCGCGGCCTGGTCCACGTCCTCGACTTCGCGGCTGTCGCCGCCCTTGCCCTCGAAGAGCCACTGAATCCGCATGACCGGAGCCTAGTTGCCGGCCACCGCGGAACCGCTGAGCGGCCCCTAGAGACGACGAAAGCCCCCCGGAGCCACAAGGGTTCCGGGGGGTTCGTCTCAGGCCGTCTAGGGCGTGCTGAAGGCCGTTCGGAGGCAAGTTGCCGGCCGTCGCCCTACGCGGCCTTAGCCTTCATCGGCCAGGCCCACATGGGCCGGGGACGGGGACAGGAGAGCGTCAACGGTCTTGCCGTTCTCTACACGCTGCACCACTTCACCGCCGACCAGGCCGAGGACAGCCGCAACCGCGCCGAGGATCTGAGCCGAGGGCACGTCGACACCGAGAGCGGCCACCAGGCCGAGGACGGCCACGACAGCCGCGTATACGCGTGCCGGATGAGTCTTGACGAAGTTCATGTTCCTACTTTCCGTAAGCCCTCTTGAAGAGAGCGGCCCAACCCTTCGGGCCAATAGCTACGTCCCAGGTAGAACCCTGAGCCGCATACTGCGGAAACTTCCGATGGAAGAGACCGACACTTTCCTGAGTCTTCGGCCCGTAGTTGTCCGACTCAGGAACAGACTTGTTCATGAATCCAGCGGCCTTCAAAGCCCGCTGAAGGCTCTTCGCCGAGGGGGAAGCACTATCCGGGCGGAGCCCCTTCGGGAAGGCCGGAGGAACGTACTTCGACGGCTTCGGCTTCGGCTTCGGGGTCGGCTTCGAGGGGGCAGGGGCCTTCGGCTTCAGGTAGGCGTTTACACGCCCCAGGAAGTAATCCCAAGGGAAGTTAGGGCCGGGGTCGGTGTGGTCAGTCTGGCCGTAGGCCGCCGACACGTCACGGTGACCGACAAGCCCGCGCTTGCCCGCCTTCAACTCGGACGGGGTGAGCTTCACGGCCGGAATGTTGTGCTTCAGGCACCACCCGGCAACAACCCGCGCGGCCTGGTCGAGTACGCCCTTCGAATACTGGTCGAGCCATTCGGCCCGAGACTGACGCGCGTACCCGGCAAGCTCGATGCCGAGGCCGTCAGAGTTCGCCCCCGGAGCGTGCCAGGCCCGGTCACCATCGGCCACACAACGAACGGCGCTGTTGTTGTCCACGCAAACGTGCGCCGAAGCCTTCGAGGCATCCGGCATGGTCGCGAACCAATGCGCGATGTTCTCGGCGGTAAGCGGCCCCTCGGGGGCCTCCATGTCGTGAATCACGATCACGCGAATAGGAACAGTGCGGCCAGGGCCAAACCATCGAGCCTGTACGAAATCCATTCTCAGTGTCCTTCCGGGGCGGTACGAATAAGGGAAGTAAGTTCCTGGTGTTGGGCCGTCACAATGGCCTTCAGATCGGCAATAGCGGCCTGTCCGGTCACCAGCTCGGAAAGGTGCCGATTCTCGGCTTCCAGTCGAGCGACACGGCCGCTAAGTTCGTCAAGCTGTGCTTCGAGCCGATCAGCTCGGGCCTTCTGTGCTTCGGCTTCGCCCTTCCAAATCTCGGCCGTTGCGTTGTCCACCCCTGACCGCACGCGGACATAGGCGGCACCGAGGGCACCGAGAGAAGCGAGAGCACCGAAGACCCATCCGGCAATGCCGAGGAGATTCAAGGGGGTTGTTCCTTCGAGTCGTGCTATTACGCGGTGTTGTTCGTTCCGACCCACCGCACTTGGAGACCAGTAACGCGCTGACCGTTATCGACAACGAGGTTTCCGCCGCTCGACTGAGTAAGGAAAAGCTCGATGTAATCGCCCGCAGTAGTCACGTTCAAATCGAAGGTTCGAGAAATAGACGTTGCTGTCGTCGGGGCCGCAGGTTGCGCGAAAGTCGTGAGAGTGCTACCAGCGCCAGAGTTACCGCCCGCGTTAAGGCGAACGTTCAACTGGCGATAGCCAGTAGCGTTGAACGCGAATCGCGCAAAGGCAGTGACCTGATATAGGCCGACGGTGTTAAAGACGAGTCGACTAGTGTTCGTGGTAGTCGAGTGCATCGAATCCGTGTCCCAATCCTCAGACCCGAAGGGAATAAGGGTTGCGGTGCTGGTCGCGATAGTGTCGCCGGAAATATCGCCTGCCTTGTAAGCGACAGCGCACCGGGGCGGATTCATCAGGAAGTCGAGCGGGGTCTTCGTGGCAGCAATTAGCTTCGCTGCCGTGACCTTCTCGCCCGCAAGCCACGTTTGAGTAGCGGGAACGGTAGCCATAGCGGCCAGACTCCAAAGGGGGAAGACGCCAAAGGGGCGGCCATGTGCCGGCCGCCCCCAGGGCGTGTAAACGTGCTGATCAGTAGGCCAGGACCGCCGTGCGGTCGAGCCTGCCTAGCGTGGAATCTTCGAGGACCCACACGTCGGAACCATCGGCAGGGGACAGGGAAAGAGCCGTCACCCATTCGAGGGTGCCGCCGCTCACGGAAACGTCCGTGTTGATAGCCTCGACATAGAAGTCAAGTTCCGTATCCGGTGCCGCTGTAGGTAGATCCGTTAGAGTGATCCGGTCCCCAACTTCGAGGCCCAAAGTCACCAGGAAGAGGCTCGGAGTAGCCGAAGCCTTCAACGTCACTGAATCGCACCGAACCATGGGATCGGCGTAGGTGTTGAGCAACGTATAGGCCGCATCCTGAACGGCGGAATCCGCCGTCACGGCAAGCTCTAGGCTGGTCGACTTCTTCCCGTAAGCGTCGATAGACGCTTGATCCTTCAGGACCCCTTCAATGCCGTTCGTCCGCTTGTACGAGACCTCATTGATAATGCGGTCTTCGTCCATCTCGAACTGAAGGCCAGGCTCCCAGGGAAGGCCGAGGCTGTCGCCCAGCTCGAACCGGACCGCCGCCGCTTGACGCCGTGCCCGGTTGTGATAGGTAAGCCGTCCGTCTCCATCCATGAAGATGTACCCGGACGCGCCCTGAGCGGCCCCCTGAAGCTCATCTAGCGCGCTTGCACCCGTAGACCAGTCCGGCCCCTGAAGAGTGCTCATACCGGCGTCATAGGCCGTCTCGCCCGTGTAGTTCGCCATAGTGGCGATACGCGCAAGCCGTGACTTCTCGTCCTCGGCGAAGTCAGCGCCGTTGTAGTCGCCGAGCTTCCAAATCTCGGAAACCTCCGTATTGGAAAGCTCCCGGTCCCATACGGCTAGGTGGCCATAACGCCCGTTCGCGTACTCCTGATAGATGGTTCCGGCCTGAGCACCGCCTAGAGAAGCCCAACGCATATCGAGTACGTCGTCATTCATGACCGTGCCAATGTCGCTCTTTCCGTCGAAAGAGCCGTTAAGCCAGATCGACGTATAGCCGGTGTTCGCCGAGACAACGACGAACGTAGGCTTCGAAGAGGACACCGTTCCGACAGACGTGATCGAGGAGATTCCTTCCCCATAGCGCATAGTCGCTATGAGCTTCCCCGAGGAATTGAGCTGAATCTTCATGTGATCAGCCCCGGTATCCGACCACGAACGGAATAGGGTCGTCGTCGTCCCCGAGGACGGCCAAACAGGCTGAGTCCAGAAAGCTACCGTGAATTGGCGGTCGAGAGCGAAGTTCCGAGTGCCGCCTTCGCAGATATCAACGACCGTTCCCTGATTGCTCGCCACGTTGGCCAGGCTGTAACAGGTGGTCGAGTCCTTCGCTACAACGGAGGCAGCCCCGAGAAGGGGCGTACCGCCACCGTACTTCGACGCAACTAGCTTCGCGGGTTGCTTGTCGTTCACCAGGTTCTCAAGCCTGGTCGAGCCGACCGGATCGCCGAGGGTCCAATATCCCAGAGGGTCAGTCGTGAGAATCTGCGCTTGCATGGCGGAACGAAGATCGGTGTTGCCGAGGACGGAGAAACCGTCAACGGCCGAAACCTCGACCGAGGCCGTAAGGCCGTCCGCCGTAACAGGCCACTTCTCTATGTACCCGTGGAACATCGAGCCACCAGGAAGCCAGTCGGAAAGCGTCGAGCCTTCTTCGAACTGGATTTCATCAATGAAGATGTACCCGGAACCGCCGCCGTCACCGCCGACCGTGCCTATCGAGACTCCGGCCCATACCGCGTTAGCCGGGGCAACAACGCTCCAGTTAGTCACCGGTAGCCACTGACCCGAAACGAGGATTACGGCCGTACTGTCAGAGCTGGTCGTAACGACGTTCCCTGAAGCGTCATACCAGCGCACAAGCTGTTTCACGGAGAGCTGGGGGGAAGACGCCCCTAGGCGCACCTGAGAACGCACGCTGTAGGTTTTGCCGGCCACGACCCTAGCCAGGCCGACAGGGTTCCCATTCGACACGAAGCCGCAGCGAACCGAGGACGCGTAATCGGCCGTTCCGTTGTTGCCGAGGTCTATGCGAATCGAGCCCGCGCCACTCTTCGGGACGGACGCCCAAGAGTTGCTAGTTCCGGGACTGTGCGAAGTCGAGAACTGTGAAGAGGTACGGGAGACGTCGCCGCCCGTAGACACGTCTTTCGGGGTGAGGTTCGAGGTACGCACCCGGACGCGTCGCCGAGGAACCACGTTCGGGTAATACGGCTGAGTCTTGTACCACTCGGCCTTTTCACCGTACGCGGTAAGGCCCGTATTCCCCTGGGGGTACGTGTCCGCGTAGATGTAGAGAACCGCTGTAGCGACTCCAGCCGGGGGAGCCTCGACGTGCGTGTAAACGGCCGGAGAGCTGTCCGCAACAAACCGGGTACCGATCACGAAGCGGAGAATGTTCGAGCTTGCGTCGAGCCACTTAACCGCGAAGTAGCAAGACACCGGCGCCCCGGACGTGTAAACGGTCCGGGACATGACCCGCGGCTTCTGGTCGTCGTCCACCTGGCCGACGTTGATAGTAGACATGACCGTGTTATTTGCGCGGCCGTTCAGGTCCCAGACGTATTGACCGGAGAAACCGGAGAGAATGTTTCCCCCGAGCTTCTGTTTGCCGGGCGTGAAACGCCCGTCCGAGTTGTCGAGCGTGAGGGAAAGGGTTCCCGCCTCGATTCGGTCGAGTTCGTTGTTCCGGCCCCGATGAATACTGAACCCCTCGACGTAATCGCTAACGTCGGTCCACCCGTAAGAGGAAGAGAAGGGGCCACCATCAAAGGCTATGTCAACCGAGACTTTCGGAATGCTGTACGGGACCACCGTATTGACGTGGTCGACGTAGGCGACCAGTCCGGCGCTCTCCGTGCCGTAGTAACCCGAGGCGATCTGAAGGTTTACCGAAGTCGCATCCCACGAATACGTAAGACTCGCCCGAGTCGTCCACGTCCGGCTATCCACGGACGTGTCAAAGAACATCGTTCCGCCCGACTCGCGGACGCGCCACCACGAATTAGACGGATCGTAGGCACCCAGGTTTACCGAGGTCGAAGTTCCAGCGTTATACATTCGGGCGAAGAAAGTGCCGCCCGAAACGTACATCTGAGCCTTGTTGTTATTGTCCTTCCAGACTTCAAGGATGGTTTCGGTAGACCCGTTACCGGTCGGGGCCGGGGTGATCTGGGCGAAGATCGAGCTAGCCGTAATGTCGAACGGTGTCGCGCCTAGCTTGTTGTAAGCCGTGGTGCACTGGATAACCACGCGACCGCTTACAACCGCCGTCGAGACTGCCGACGCATTCCACACAGTACGGTTCAGCGTCGAGCCGAACGTGTCGATAAGCGTGTTCGCCTTCGGAGCCAACTTCTCTACCCTCCATTAAAGAGGGCCGCCCCCGAAGGGGCGGCCCCTTTCTTAGAGGCCCGTACGTCCGCCGTTCCTCTTGCCGTTCCTGACAATCTCGTCCCGAATGGTGCTAGCGATGCTCTTAGCTAGAGCCCGTTCGGCCGTGACGTTGCCCTGAACGGTTACGTGAACCACCGGGGCGGCCTGGCCGCTACGGGCCCCCTGAAGGGCCATCTCACGGGCTATAGACCTGTTAGCAAGCCGCCCGGTCGGGCGGGTGCCGGCCATCTCGTCAATAGCCTTCTGAACGTCGCCCTGGCCCCTCCGAATGCCATGCTCGAAGCCCTGAGCAGTGAAGCCACCCAGACCCATGAAGACACGACTAGGGGACTTGATCCCCAGAGCCTTCTTCAGGGCCTTGACCATGGCCTTCGACATGTTCTCGATAGCCTTAGTCAGGTGCTTCTCTTTGGACTTCAGGCCGTGAATCAGGCCCTCGGTAGCGCGAATGCCCGCGTCGTAATAGTTGCTCGACACGAACTTTCCGAGCTTGTCGCTCTCGCTGTTCACCGCGTTATAGGTGGAGTTCAGTTCCTTGATCTGACCGCCACCAGCGTTAAGAAGAGCCTCGGCCATCTGGCCGCCCTCTTCGGGTCCAGCTTGGGCAATCTGATTGATGATGCCCTTACCGAGCCCGCGCTTCGCGAGAGTGGCGAGGTTCTTTCGGAAATCCTTGATTCCCTTCAGCTTCGCCTTCAGTCGCGCGATGATCGCGTTAGCCGAGTTGTCCCCGTACTGCGAAGTGTCGAGAGCCCCCATGAAAGAGCCATAGTCCTTCGCCTTATTGGCAATCGAAGAACCCATGTCGGCCTTAGCCTTCTTCAGGTCGGCCAGCTTCGTATTCGCAGCACTGAGCCGCTTCTGAATCGTCTCCCGATCCTTCGCAAGGTTCTTCAGCTTCTTGTTCTGAGCGCTGACATACTTGTGAAGGCTGTTCGCCTTCCCCTTGCTGATCTTTCCGGCCTTGAAAGCCTTCGTGATAAGAGACTGGAGCTTTTCCGAAGTCTTCTGTACCGACTTCGAGCCGCCGAGCATTCCCTTAACGAGACCCTGAGTGATGAACTTACCGATCTCGGCCATAACCCTTGAAGGGGAATGGATGCCGAGGGCCTTACGGATCGGGCCGGGGATCTTGTCGACAATGGCGCGAGCTGCACTCATCACGGCACCCAGAGAGCCACGGATACCGTTGACGATTCCCTGAATGATGTTCTTACCGATACTGAGCATCTGGCCAGGGAGGGAAGACAGAGCGGCCTTCGCCTTACCGGGAATCTCCTTCACGGCCGAGACGACCGAAGACAGCTTGCCCTTCACGCTCGTATAGAGCGACTGGAAGCCGTTTACGAAGAAGTTCTTCACGGCGCTCACGCCCGAGGACGCATAGCCCTTCATCCTCCCGAGGGCACCCGAGAAGAAGCCCGTTATGCCGCTCCAAATGCTCTTGAAGACCGAGCTGACAGCCTTCCAGGCTAGGGACCATATTCCCTTCACGGCGTCGACAGCGAGCTTCAGAACCGTCTTTATCGTGTTCATGACGGCCCGGAAAACGCCAACTATGACGTTCCAGATGCCCGAGAAGATTTGCTTGATACCCTGCCAGGCCCGCGACCAGTTGCCGGTGAAGATGCCAATGAAGACGTTATAGATGCCCTGAATGATCGACAGGACACCGGATATCACCTGCCACACGGCATCCCAAGCAACCTTGACGTAGGCAAGAATCGTCTGACCGAACGTTTGCCAAAGCCACTTGACGACCTCGATGAAGCCCTGAATCTCCAGCTTAATGAAGTCGAGATAGGTCATGAAGGTCTGCCAGAGCTGAACAAGAACAGGCTGAGCCTTCGTCCAAAGCTCTTGGAAGACTGGCATTAGCTGAGTCTTGAAGAAGGTCACGAACTGAGAAAGTGCCGGCCCAACGACCTGCCAAATCCCAGAGAGCTTCTGCCCGAGCTGGTCGAGCGCGGTCCGCGCCGCCCCGGTCTCGAAGCTCGTCTTGATCTTCCCGCCGATCTCGCCGAGACCCTTCATGAACGGGGCCGAAGCCTGCCCGATCTTGTCGAAGGTCGGCCCGAGCTTTGTACCCAATCCCTGAAACGCCGTAATGGCGTTCGCCGCAGCACTGGTGAAGCCGTATTCCAGCTTCCGTTTAAACGTCTCGACCTTCGCCGCAGCGTTCTTGTGCATGGTGTCGGCCATCTGCTGAGCCGACCCCTTGACCTTCCCGAGCGCACTTACGGCGCTCTTCGGGTCAATCGAGTAAAGGGCCTTACCGAGGTCTTCAGACTGTGTTCCGAAAAGCCCCGTAGCGGCTGCGGCCTGCTTAACGGGGTCCTTCATCCCCCGTAGCTTGTCCATGGTTTCCTGAAGCGCGTCAGAGGCAGACTTACCGCCCTTGCCTATTCGCTTCGCCATGTCGTTAGCGTCAAGGCCAATAGCCTTGAAGCCCTGAGCCGTCGTCGCGCTACCGTCAATCGCGCGAATCGAAAATTCCTTGATCGCATCCGCGACGAGATCCGCGTCTCGGGCACCGCCCTTGAGACCCTGCGAAAGAATGCCGGTCGCCGTAGCGCCGTCAAGGCCCATCTTCCTGAACTGAGTTCCATACTCATTCAAGGTGTCAAGGAAGTCTTCCGACTTGTCGACACCGTGAGTGAAACCAGAAGCGACGATATCGAGGGCTTCAGTCGCGTTCTTCGCCAGGCCGTTACGCATAAGGTTTGCGACGGCCCGAGTAGTGCCCCCAACGTCCTGGTCCATGACCTTAGAAACGGTCGCGACCTTATCGGCAATCGGCTTGAAGTCGACCGAGTTAATCGAGATGTTCAGGTCATCGTGAACCCGCTTGACGATCTCGCCAGTCTCCGCCGTCGACTCACCAAAGCCGGACACGTAAAGGTCACCGGCAAGTTTGCCGGCCGTGGCCGCATCCTTGCCAGAAAGGCCCATAGAAGCCGCGAGCTTCGCCCGGTTACCAATCTCGTCTAGGCCCTTCTGAAAGGCCATGAGACCGGCCAGGGGGAGGGCCGCGGCGACCATTCCCCCGAGGCCAGCAAGCGCACCCTTTAGCTTCCCGAACTTCCCGCCCATACCCTCGACTTGGGTTCCGGCATCCTGGGAAGTGTCCGCGAGTCCCTGAATCGCATTTTCGGCGGAGTCAGCGTTACCGACAATGACAACGCGAAGTGTCCTCGAATCCGCCATTACAAAGACTCCCGACTAGAGTTGTATTCGTTCATGTACTCGCAGAACGCGCGGTACTCGGCGGCCGTAAGCCGCCGCACTTCGCCGGGAGTCATGCGGTAGAAACGGCAGAACGCCGCCCGTTCCTTCAGGCGTTCTGCTCTTCGTCGTTTCCCTGGCCGTCCTCGGCGCCGACCAGCTCAAGAGCCGCGACCTTTACGTTTCGCGCGTCCTCAAGAGAGAAGGAAGGATTCTCGGCACGCTGAGTGATCCAGATAAGAGCCTTCAGGGCCTTAGTCGGAATCTTCGTCTCAAGCTCGGGGCGGCCCTTCTCGTCAAGAACCTTCTTCCCGTCCGGGCCGATAACCGGCCGAGGGGAAAGAACGTCATAGATCGCAGCCCCAACGACCTCTTCGAAGTCTTCAAGGTCACCGATGGTGAGAACGTCCGGGTCAACGCGAAGCGAAATAGTCTCGTTGCTCATTCTGGAAATGCCTCCGACATTAGGCGGTCAATAGCGTTTTCATACTCACGAATAAGGGCAGGGCCCTTCTCCCGAATCGACGGGTGAAGGAAGTAACCAGGCCCGCCTTCCCAGCCGTTGAACTGGTTTCCTCGCCACGGCTGGAAGCCACGGGCCACACGGCCATTACGCGTGAGCTTCTTAGCGCCGAACTCGGCACCGAGGGCGTACGGCTTACGGGCCGAACCGAGGCGAACGGCGGCATAGTTCTGTGTCTTCGTCGCCCGAAGAGATTCAGCCGCCGCCCTTTGCTGCCGAGACAACCCACCGGCCTTTTCCTTAGCCGCTTGGGTCAGCTTGTCGGCAACATCAAAGTTCGCCTGTTTCACCTCTGCACGCGTACCGTCAGCACCGGCACGCGCAAGAGCGCGGGTGAACTGGGCTAGGCCCTCGACATTCGCGTAAATGCCTTCAACGGGCATAACCCAGTCCCCCCAATACTAGTTTCAAGGCTTACTGAAGAGCCTTGTACGTGACCGTGACAGGGGACGCGGTACCGTCCGTCAGCGCGATACCCGAGAGATCCTGAGAGACGACGTCGAAGCCGCCCACGGAAACCGGGCCTTCATCGAACCGGGCGAAGGGCATCTGAACCTTAAACTGACTGTTGTCCGGCCCATCCCAAAGAACCGTGATGTCAGCGACAGCACCACTCGCGATAGCAGCGGCCACGCGGTTAATTTGCGTGACTCCGCCGAACTCGCCCTTGATCGACCACTCATACTTGCGAAGCTCAGCCTCAAGAGGCTCCGACTTCATACCGGTGTTCCGAATGAAGTACCGGTCATCCTTCAGGCCGTTACTGGCCTTCAGGGAGAAGTCATTGATCTGGAAGGCAGAACCGCCCACGGTGACCGTGCCACCAGCGAAGCTAAAGAGCTTCGTGTTCGCCACATAAGTGGGCGTGGCCGCCGCATAGGCCCCCGCACCGGCCCCGATGGTTTCCTTAGCGAAGTCGCACGTCACAGAGAGCTTCAGAAGCTCGTCAACGGCGTTCGTAAGCTCCCATTCCTTGACCTTCCCGCCCTGATAGGTGAACGGGGTCAGGGTTCCGGTGTTGTCCACCCGGCCCACCTGAGCCGTGAAGCTCTTACCGTTCAGGTCGCCGAGGGTCGCGGTATGAGTGATGAACCCGCCCGTAGGGGCACTCGAAGTGAGGCCGCCGAACATGTGCTTCAGCCAGAAGTCGAACCCGGAGGAAAGAACCTCCATCTTCACGTCACCCTCGGCACCCTTCGGGTTAACCGCGAAGCGGTCGCTTCGAAGAACGCGAGTAGTGGCCCTGATTCCCTCGGAATCAATCCGCTCGTACTTGCCTTCAATGCCTTCGTCGGTGAACTCGAAGAACTTCGTAGGTGCAACCGCCGTGCCGTAAACCGACTCGTCAATAACACCGATGTACTGATCAAAGATCGTGGCCATTACTTAGCCGTCTCCTTCTTCGCCTTGATCTCCTGCCACCCCTGGCGAAGAAGCGCCTGGGCGATATCGTCGGCGACCTCGATAGGGTCGCCCTTCTCGGCGGTAAGACCCAGCGAGGGAACCTCTACCGCCGAATAAGGCCCGTTATAAGCAACGGTCTTCATAGCCTCGCCTTCACACGAACAATGGCCTCGAACTGTCCTTCATAGACTTGATCCGAGGGGAAGCTAGAGAGCTTCTTAGGAACGAAATCCGTCACGACGACGGAGGGAATACCGAGATTGGGAGCGGCCTTCAGGCCGTCCTCAATGCCTGCGGCCATGCGCTGAAGCTCCCCCTCGACCTCTTCCGAGGTCGCTCCGGAGAGCTGACAGTTCACAATGACGCTCACCTCGAAGACCTCTTCACGGCTTCGATTGGTCACCCATTGCGAATCCGGCCAGAGAACTTCACCCACGAACACCCATCGGCGTTCGGGGTTCCTGGTCGGATAGCCCCAAGTGACTTGATAACCAGCAAGCGAGGGAAGGGCCTTGATCATGTCCCGTAGGGCGGCCTTAGCGGCGAATGCGTTCGTACTCACCGCGAGACCCCCAACACGTCATGAAGAATCCGGTACTTGTACCGGGTAAGGGTCGCGTCGACTTCGGGAATCCCTGTCTCGTAACCGTTCCGTCCGGCCGTGGCCAGAGTGAAGTTCCCGCCCTCGGCAGCAACGAAGGCCGTAGCGCGGTCCGGGATGCCGGACCGTTCCGCAGTAAGCAGGGAGCGAAGCCGCAGCAAGCCCGCGCGCTTCACGTCCTCGGGCACCTGGCCGAAGCCGTACGTGAAGGTGACCGTGTATCGGTCGCCGTCCACCAGGACGTAGGGAGCCCGCAGGAAGCCCGAGGGGTCCACGGTCCACCCGGCCAGGTCGACAGCCCCAGAGGGGCCTTCAACGGCCTTCAGGGCGGACACATCGAAGTACCCCAGGAACAGAGTCGAGCTGTCGTCCGCCTCGACCTCGACGCGTGCCGTACGCGGCACGAACGAGCGGGCCGTGATCGTCTCGAACTCGTCTTCAACTACCTCGCGGTAGTGCTTCAGTTCGGCCGTAGGGAACCGCGTAGCGTCCGCTAGATCCATGTCGGAACCGCGCGCTTCAGGCAGGGTGAACAGGAAGCCCCCGACTACCTCGAAGGTCTCGCGGTCCGTGGCCGAAGTGCCGGCCACCCAAGAGGCCGTGTAAACGCCCTCGGGTACGGCGGGGAAGGTGGCCGACCACTCGTCACCCGAGCTGGTCGCGTCGCCCGTGTAAACGGTCGCGCCGGATGCGTCCCGTACGGTCACGGTCACGGCAGGGACGACCATAGGCGTCTCGTCGTCTAGGAAGGTGTGCCGCAGAGTCACGGCCCTACCGCTCAGAAACCGCACAACGCCCCCTTACGCGGACTTCCGCGGCCTACCGGGGCCGCGCTTCTCAGGGGCCGCAGAAACGGCCGTCTCGCGCGATTCAGCGGCTTTGCCGGCCACGATCTCAGCGCGCTTGTCGTTCAGAAGCGACACGGCCAGTCCCGAAGGAAGCTCGACCACATCGCCAACACTCGGGAACGGCACTCCATCGAGAAGACCGGTCCCACTCTCAAGAATTCGAACCTTCATGAATGCCCCTTCAAGACAGGACCGGCCCGGCCCCCGAAGGGGCCGAGCCGATAGACCATTACGCGGTAACGGTCAGAGCCTTGACGGAAGCCAGGTCGAACAGGTCGCCCGAACCGCGCCACGTCACCTTGAAGGCGACCACGTCACGGTCATAGCCGTACTCGTCAGAGCGAACAACCCGAAGGTTCTTCACCTGTCGAATCAGGTACTTACTCGGGTCGCCGTAGACGAGAACCTTCGCACCGGCACCGGAAGTGACAATGTTCGGGTCCGTCAGAATCGGCGTGCCGAGAATGGTGTCCGGGGCCCCGGCCTGAAGCGAAGGCTGCCAGATGTAGTTACCCGTCGAGTCCTTCAGCTTGCGCAGGTTCTGAACCGCAGAGTCCGAGGTCATGAAGACCGCGTTCTTTCGGTACGGCCGAAGAATCGAGTGCTGAAGGTCGATCAGGTTGTCAGTGCTGACACCGGCCAGGTTCGCGGCGTTAACCGCACCCGTAGACCGAGTGATCCAGCCCCACGGCTTACCGGTGCCGTTACCGACCAGAAGATCGGCCATTACCTTATCGGCGACAGCCTCGCCCGCGTCCTGAGCGAGAATCCCGAGAATGTCGAGCTGAGAGTCATCAATGATCTCGTTAGTAGCCTCGACAATCACGCCGTACTTATAAGCGCCAACGCTGGTCTTCGACCAGCTCTCGTCACTCTTGCCATACGCCGTGTTCTCGGAAACCTGCGCAGCGGTCGGGCGGCCGTTCTTGACGGGCCACTCCATCGTTTCGCCGGAACCCGTAGTAAGAACTCGGGCCTTCGAGAAGAAGTCAGACCGGACGCGCATAGCCTCGATGACCTGAGCCACAAAGGTGTTCGCGTAGGTGTTACCCGCATTCGCGGCCGTGCCCGAAGTCGCGGTTCGAAGGTCGAAGTCGACACCCGCAACCTCACCGCGCGCCAGGGCGCGAAGCTCGGAAGCCTCGTCACGCTCACCGCCGCGAGCCTCCGGGGTGCCAGGCACGACCAGGCCACCAGCACGCGCGGCCAGGGTGCGAACCTCGGCCTCACGCTCGCCACGCTCGATAGCGTCGCGCGCCTCGGCCTCAAGCCGGATCAGGTCGGCGTCGATTCGCTCGACCCGCTCACGCTTCTCAGCGTCGGACAGGTTCGAGTCACCCTCGACAGAACGAAGCTCGGTAACCAGCTTCATGCGCTCTTCGAGCGCAGCATTCGCCATCGCAGCGAAATCCATAGTCATTCCCAATACTAGTTTCGGGGCCAAAAAAAGGCGACCTAGAGCCGCTTCGCGCGAAGAGACAGAGTCACGAATTCGTGATCTCTCACGCGCAGATCGAGAGAATGAGTCCGCGCTTCATCTAGCGCCGGAGCGTCTTCCCCTCGGATAGCGGCCCGGATCGCCTCGGGCGAATCCAGCCGCGCTACCGAAATACCGCGCTGTTCGGCCAGAGAAGCCAGAGCGCGAGAACCAACACCAGAAGTGGAGTCGGCATAAGCCGGGTAGGTAACCGGCGAAACATCAAAGAGGCTGATCCGGGTCAGAGTCCGAAGCGGAAAACCGTCGTCGTCCTCGGCCCACGTATCGCCATCGGACCGCACCTTGAAGCCGAAGCTCGACTGAGTCACGTCCCCACGTTCCATGGACACGGCCAGGTCTCGCGCGTAAGTGGTGTCAGGCATGTCGACTTCGTAATGAAGACCGGTCGAATCCTCGGCAAGCCGAAGCGTGTTGCTTCGGTTCCGGCCGAGAACCATATTCGGGTCATGGTTGTAAAGAGCCCGAATGTCGTCTAGCTCGATAGCCTCCGAGGTCGCACCCTGTGCGACACGTTCCCGGAAACCGCCGAGGTTCTGAGAGCGCGCGTCCCACTTCAGCGCGTAGCCGTAGAAGTTGAACTTCCCGCCCTCGGAACGAACCTCGAACTCAGTAGGGACCGCCCTACGCTCCATTTGCATTGCCGTTGTCCTTCTGATCCGTAACGTTCGGGTCCTGCTGTGCATTCGGGTCCGCATTCGGATCAGCGGGGGGCACGGGAGGCGTCGGGGGAGCTGTGCCGGCCGAAGGATTCTCTTCCTTCGCGGCCTTATCCTCTTCGCCGACTACACCCAGGTTCAGCGGCCTGTAATACCGCTGTCCGAGCTTCTTCGGGAGCGGGCCGAGGTCTTCCATAGCCCGAATCTCGTCAGCGTTCAGGAAGCCGTTAGAGAGCGCCGTCTGATACGACTCGTAACGGTCCTTCGTCTTAGCTCGAAGTCGAGCATCGACGTTAAACCTGATGTACTGCTGACCGGGAAGAAGGAAGGTCGACACGGCCTGTTCGATACGAACAATCCACGGCATTAGCGTTTGGTCTACGAAGAACTTGTTCTGTTCCTCGATACCGGTTCCCCAGGTAGAAGAAACCGAGGAGTCGACCAGATACGCGGGCACGCGGTAGAGAAGCGCAATCTCGGCCTTCTGGAAGCGCCGAGTCTCCAAGAACTGAGCCTGTTCCGGGGAAAGCGTGATCGGCTTGAATTGAGCCCCACCGGTCAGCACACCGACCGAATGGGAATTCTTGACACCCGCGTGAGTCTTCCGGAACATGTCGCGAAGTAGCTTCGCCTCATCCGGTCGGGGTGCCCCCGGATGCTCGATGACACCCGCCATCGTGGTTCCCTGCTCAAAGAACCGTGACCCGAATTCCTCGGCCGTGAGACCGAGACCGATAGCTTCTCGGGCCATGTCCAGAGGGGAAAGGCCACGGCTGTTACCGGGGACCGTGAAGGCCGCAATGTGCAGAATCTCAGAGCGGTTGTACTGCCCCTGAATGTTGCCCTGGTCGTCGGTAACCTCGTACCGGTTTTCCCCTAGGGGGCCGTCGAGAATCGAGACGTAAGAGGGGTGCAGGCAGTAAAGGGCCTGAACCTCGCCCCGGTCATTCCGCATGGTGTAGATGAACGCGTTACCGTCAGACAGAAGGCTGATGACAACCCGAAACCAGAAGTCGTAAGAGGTCTGATACGGGTTCGGCTGAGTCACCCAACGAGGTGACCGAGCAATGGCTTCCTTCCGCCCGGTAATCGTCGTGTAGTGGTCCACCGGAAGCGATGCGACAGCATCGCCAATGAGGGACTGACAGGCGTATACCGCGACCATCTGAAGACTGTTCCGGCGATTCACCTTGCGGCCTGAAGCCGTGCGAATGCCGAGCGTTTCAACGTCCCGTTCCCAATCGGAAGCGAGACCGCCGAGGGATGCGCGTATCTCTCCGATGCGTGTAAACAGGCTCACCGCTTACCCCCGTCCGTGGCGTACCCGATAAGCCCGAGGCACACGGCCACCGCGAAGTGCCCAAGAGGGCGCGCAACGTCATAGGCGGCCATCGCACCAAAGGTGAGAGAGCCGACCTGAAAGACGTTCGGGACAAAGGAAGACGCGACGGAACGGAGGGAGCGGCCCAGGTTGGGCCGGTCCATGAATCTCCTAATCGTCGTCGGGGAAGAAGTACGCTTCCCGTTCCTCCTGCCTGGTGGCAGGAGTAAGAAGAGCCTCTAGTTCGGCGTCCGAATACTCTTCGTTGAAGTTGAAGAAGGTCACATGCGCTTCTTCATCCGAGGGAAGAGCCGTGAGGAAGAAGGCGTTAGCGAGAGCGGCTATGCCGTCGATCTTCTCGCCAGACTTCGCCTTACTCGGCTTCACCAAACCGTCTCCGGTCACGTCTAGCTCGACATTGTCAGCCATCCAACGAAGCACCGGGTGCCCCCCGTGGTGCAGTCCACGGGCCGCTAGCGCGCTCTCAATGGCCTTACAGGGGTCATTGAGTCGAGCGGCACTCTGCGGCACCTTCACGGCCGTAAGGCCGTGTTCCTCAAGCTCGTTCACAAGCTGAGTCGCGTTCCACGGGTCGTATCCGAAGAAGCGGATACGGAAGTCTTCGGCGTCCTTCGCGATGTGTCGGAAGATTGCCTTGAAGTCGGTCGTAGGCCCCTCGGTCACGGTAAGGAAGCCTTCACGCTCCCATACCTCGAAGTGGCTCTTCATGTTCGACCGCTTCTCAATTGCCGGCCGTGGCACCCAGAAATGGGGAAGCACGGTCCAGCCTTCGGCGTCCGGGTCGGTAGGCGTACCGGGGAACAGGAGAAGCCACGCGTTGAAGTCGCCCGTAGCGGCCAGGTCGATACCGGCAAAGCACGGACGGCCCTTCAGCCGGTCGCGGTCGACCTTCGGCGTACCGTTCTCGTCCCATAGGTGCATGTCGAGCCACCGGTTCGCCTGAGACACCCACTGATTCAGCCGGAACACTCGGAAGCTGTTCTGAGCCGTAGGCTTCTCGGCCGCTTCCATCGCTTCGGCCCGAAGGTTGTTGATGTTCAGGAAGGAACCGAGGGCGGGATTCGCGAGATACCAGCCCGTTCCCTTCGGATGCTCGACCGAGGGCGGTTTGCCTTCGTCTTTCCAGTCCCAGTCATCGGGCACGTTACGCGCGAACACGAATCGCGCGGGATCTAGGTTCTGATCCTCGCGAACACGAAGCGAGTGTTCGTGCTCTTCGAGAGCGAAGGCCGCGGTTCGATATGCGGCTGTCGTGGCCGCAATCATGATTGGCTGTCGACGGGTACCGAAGCCCTGTCGCATGGAATCCCAGAGATGCCGGTCCTTCTGTGTCAGGACCTCATCGAAGAGAACCATTGACGGGTTAGTGCCGAGGGCACCCGCAGCGTCACCGGGCAAGACCTGATAGAAGCTGTTCGTCTTCCGGTCAATGATCCGCTTCTTAGAGTCGATGATCTCTAGGCGGTTGTTCAGGATCGGGTTTAGCTCGACCATCCGCTTAGCGGTGTTGTAGACCAAACCGGCCTGGTCGCGGTCGACGGCCACCGAATAGACTTCGGCGGATTCCTCGAAGTCGCCCACCAGGCCCAGAAGCGCGAACGCTGACAGAAGCTCACTCTTCCCGTTCTTGCGCGCCATCTCAAGCCACGCAATACGGTACTGACGAACGTACTCTTCGTACTGGTCGTCAAACATCATCGTTCCGAAGAGTGGCCGAACGATCTCGTTCTTCTGCCACTCGTCAAGGATGAATGGAGCGCCAGCGTGGCGGCCCTTAGTGTGGACGACCAGCTTTTCTATGAAGTTGATTGCGTGAGTGGCCTTCTTCTCGTCGTAGTAGAAGAAGCCTTCTCGCGGGTCAATCGGACCGAAGGGGGAGCGGACTATTTCGCTCACGCTCGCCCCCTCGTTTCCCGGTTCTTACATCGCAGATAGACCGGTTACCGATTGGGATCACTCACACGCGATTACCCTTCGAGGAATTGCAGCCCAAGTGTGCGGCCTGGCAATTGCTCTCGACATGCCCCGGAGTGCCGGGGCCGTGCGACAGGGGAACTATGTGGTCAAGAGACTTGCTGAGCGGCTTCGGAAACCGAATGACCCGGTCGATAGGTTCGCCGCAGAGCTGACACACCCAACCGTCACGGTTGAAGACCTTCGCTCGACTCACCTTCGAGTACGGGACGCCCCACTCTTCGCAGCGTCTCTTAATGGCGTACTCGCGCCGTGAAAGCCAGTTCGCCGACCGTCGCCCACGGCGCTTCTTCGGGGTCACAGAGACCCCCTAGAGAACCGCTCAAAGCCAAGCCTGGCGTACTTCCGTTCCCCAGGGTGAAACGTCCGCTCGACCTCCCAGGGAATGACGCCCTGGCCCTCGACCAGCTTCGAGAGAAGCCGGTGAATGTTCTGGTGACCGGTCGCGCAAACAGGAACCTTGTTCTCTGCCACGTCCGGCCCGCCCATGCCCTTCGGCCATACGTGGTGAAGGTCCGTGCCGTAAGGCTTCGGCATGTGGTTCTTGTGAACCGCGCAATCTTCGTCGCCGGAAATGGTGGGCATGGGTGTGACTCCTGCTAAATCTCAGTGGGGAAGAGTCGAGCACTCTCCGAGGTGACCTCGGAAACCGTGGTGGTGCCCGAGAAGTAAAGGGTTCGATCCGGGAAGACCCGGCCAGGATTGACAGCGGCATAAAGAGCCAGCTTCGCGTTCAGGTAATCCGTAGCGAGCTGATCAAGCTCGGGCGTTCGCTCGACGCTCTCGGAAAGAGTGAAGGTCTCGTTCGGAACGTCCTCGGCGAACGTGTACCGATAAGCGCGATCAGAAGTAGTGACCTGAGTCATGACGAACCCCGTTCGGAAAGACGTGTAAACGCATTGGGGCGCACTGCGGGATTCGAACCCGCGTCGCCTCCCGGAAAGGGAGGAGTCCTAGACCACTAGACGAAGCGCGCGTTCCCTCCATCCCCTGATCAGGGGGAGTTTCAGGAACAGGGGAGCTACCCCACTGTGGGAACGGAGGGATTCGAACCCCCGACGCACCGGATTTCACCCGGTAGCTCTTCC